AAATCCTCAAAGCTAATGCCAAGCATTTCAAGGGCCGCTGTTGGATCTTCTTTGGCTTTATCGATTGCTGCCTGAATTGGGCTCAATTTCTCTTCACGCGCCTTCACGTCGGCCTGTTTTTGCGTGTATTCGCGTTGCCGTCTTGCTAGCTCTGCAAATCTGGCACTGTCACGATCTGTTTTGTCTTTGAATTCTGCAACTGCTCCAACTCCTGCCTCTGTGCTTAGATTTGCGCTCGTAGATTCTAATGGTACCACAACACTTTGAACGCTATTTGTTTCACTCATTCACATCTCCCTAAACGACTGTTTTAAAATTGTGGCCAATGGGTAACAAGTCCGATACGGGAACCGCTGCCGGTTGCGCTGGTGCCAAATCGCTGACGGCTGCTTGAGCTGGCACTGGCTCGGCGCTTGCCGCCTCTTTTAGCATCGATTCGCAATCATCAATAAAGCGTCGTAACAGCTCAAGTTCTTCAGGCCCTACGCCGTTTGAGCGAGCTTTTAAATACATTGACTGGCCCAGGCTAACTCCGAGCTTTAGGTTTTGGTACGGCTCAGGGGTTGAATAGATTTTACCTTCAACAATCCCTTCCAGCTGCTCAACCAAATCATCCATTGATGCGTTTTTAAGTGACAACGTTTTTTCAAGATCGGGAAAATCCAAAAGACTCAGCCCTTCGGATTTGTCTAAAAATCCACCTTGGATAAGCTCTTGAACCATTTCAAGCCTACCGGCTGGCTGAGTGGGTAATAGAGATGCAGGGAAGCACCGGAGAACGTAACTGTCTTGTTCAAGCGAAACTTCGGACCATTTCATCTTTTCAATGAATTTTTTTCCAGGCACATTGATTTTTAAATTGATGCCCTTTGAAAATAAGTCTTGCCCAATCTCAATGGCACAAGCAGCTATCTCCATGAAAAAGGCTTCCCAGTTTTGGCCCACGACTGCAAAGCGCTCGCTTTCGATATCGTTAAATTCCCGAAGCGCAACGGCTGCGTTCAACCCTGCTGGTTTTTTGCTGGCTGCTGCAAGTTGAGAAATTCCTGCAAGCTCAAAGGCTTTGTTGTAAAGCCTGTCTAGGTGATTATAGACCTCCGCATTCATGCCTGTCGCGGTGTCAAAAATAGGGGCCTTGCCCGTGTATTTAACAATCCCGCCCACTTCATTGGTGATGTGCGCTTGATTGATTGACGAGCCGTTTTCAATGTAAACCCGAGGCACGGCTACTTTTGAAATTGCTTTTTGAATGTTCTTTAAAATCTTGTTTATTTCAGCTTGAATGCCTTGCAGCTCTTCAGCAAGTCCAGTTCCATAAAAACCGATCAAGTCTTCGGCCCACCGAAAAAACACAAAAGGGACCGTGTCGCGTTCATACTTTTCAACCAACAAGGTAGCCCCTTGAATCGAAAGGCACCTCTTGCCATCTTGCGCATTTGGGCCACTTTTTAAGTGCCACGATTCGACTACGGCAATCAAATCACCTGCAAATTTTGAAGCATCATCGCCCTTCATTCCTGCCGGAGCGTCTAAAATTATCTGCCGCAAATCTTTGTTAGCCCCAAACAAATGTAACATCACATCGCGGTGAAGATATTTCATGCGGTGCATTTGTCTAGGTTCGCCGTAAATGCCTTCCATTTCGTCAACTAGAATTTCATCGGGCATGACGCGCTCAAATTTAATTGCACCATACTCTTGATATACGTGCATAACTCCTAGGCCAAACACCATAGCATCAGTGAAAACCTTTTGAGCTTTTTTATAAACCTTGCCCAAATCAAAAAGACCATCACAAAATTTTGTGAGATTTTTGGCCTTCTTTTTCATTTGGTAATCGCCACCCGAGGTCAAAAAAATGGGCCTAGGCCTGTTCTTAGCAATCTTGTTACAAGCGGTGTCAATACACTGTCTGATCACATTAAATGTGACACGAGATTCGAGGGCCTGTCCTGCTGTTGCTCTTGAATACGTGCCCGCTTGAAGGCCCAACATTTCAAGGTTTTTATAAAGTCGCGCATACCTCAAATTGTTGCCAGCTCTGCCCGATTGGTTCTCTTTGATTTGTTGAGCAACTAAATAAGCATTTACGCCTGCCTCGGTGTCACTTTCAGCCCACCAGCGCCCTTGAATTGCAACCTCTTTCCGTGCGCCTGCAACGTACTCGGTTTTGACTTTCTTTTCTGTGATCATTGTAAATCCTCATCCTCTTCTTTTGAAACTCCCATGTTGTCCAAATCCGCATAAATAGGCACTAGCTGAACTTCAAAATCGGTGCATTTAAAGCGCGTGACTCCGTGCCGTTTGCACATTTCTAACAACGCTTCAATAAAAGGTAACTCACCTACTCCCACCATGCTTTAGCCTCTTTTCCTGAAAGTTTATCGCCTTCGACTTCCCAAAATCGGTCGGTCATTTCCCAATCGGTTTTCTTTTCTTCTTTTTTCACTTCTGAAAAAGAATAAGCAAACGCTTTGCGCCATGAATAGAGTAACGCATCAGTTAAGTGATTTGCTAGTGCGGGGTTTTCTTTTTGTTTTGAATCGTCGTCCCACGTTAAGTTGAGAAGTTCATCAGCAAGTTGTCTTTGGCTCTCTTGAACAACTATATTTGACTCATGAAATTCTGAGTTCATGGTTTCGATAAACCCTTTTTTGTCTGACTTTTTGGCTGCCTCGCACGGGATGCCCAAACGTGTGCGCCAATCTTCTGCAATTGACTTGCCTAGGCCCCCTTCATCGACAACGGTTGAATGAGGATCGTATTCTTCTTGCAGCGCTTTGATTTGCGTCGCTATTTCAGCAAGCTGCATTTCACTTTTGGATTTTGTGTAAATGACCCAAAGTTTTTTGGAAAAAATAGGGTTGTATCCGAGTACCACAAAAGCGGTATCGTCTTTAAATCCAAGGTCAACGCCTAGCACTTTGTGCGTCAATTCAAACGCTGGCAACGGCCCTATGTTGCGCTCGCGCATGAACTTATAGACCTGCATATCAATCGACTGAACCCACTCACCACAAAACTCACGACGAAATTTTGGGTTGTCAATTGACCAGCCTTTTTTGATTCGATGGGCTTCAACCCACTGAAGCGCTTTGCCTTGAGCTATGTGTGGATTGTTTCTCAGGTCCCACTTAAAAACTTGAAACTCTTTTAAGAACCCTTGCGTTGCGCGAAAAAAGAAGCCCGTTAGAAAAGGCGTCGGTGTTCCAATCAGCAACAAAGAACCATTGTAGTCAGCAAAGGCTGGCTCTAGCACTTCTTCAATTAACTCTTCTACAATGCCCCCACGATACGAGCCAGCTTCATCTAGGACCGCTAAATCAATTGGTGTTCCGCGCAGATTATCAAGCAAGTTCTCTTGATTTACTCCGTATAACTGTATCGTGCTTCCGTTTTTAAAGGTCACCATCAATTCTGATTCAGAGAATGACGCTTGAATTTTGTGAGTCAAAACTAGATTTTTTATTGTGCGCCACGCGATCCTTTTCGCGCTCGATCTCGTCAACGCCAAATAGTACGTGATAGCGCCAGCACGTTTGAAGCAAGCCCTTATCAATGCCACGCACGCTGCGTGACTTTTGCCCGCCCTACGGGTTGCAATAACGGCCTTGTGAGTTGAATTAGATTGCAAAGCTTCGAGCTGATACGGCAACAAAGTGCCCATCATTTCAGTCACGGAATTAGGCAAGCTTGTTTTTGCGGCTCGTAGTTCTAGCAGATCAAGCAATTCTTGTTTTTTTTTTCGTGAAAGATGTTTCAATTATTTGCCGTTCCAGTAAAGCCGTTCAGCGTTTTTGTTATCTTTGCTCATGCCCTTTGGTGAAAGTCGGCTACCCTTTCCGATCTCATAAATGAGCTTAAACCTCGAATCTGGTACGTTATATTCTGAAATAAAAACAGGATTAGTTTGGGCTGCGGCCCAGTCAAAGAATTCTTTGTGCGAAAATGAGCCCCTATAGTCTGCCGTTCCCGCGTAGGGAATATCGCAATAAATAACTGAGTTAGGTTTAATCGGCACGGATCGGTAGTCGAGAGCGGAAAAGGTTAACTGCTGCAACTGCTGCAACTGCTGCAACTGCTGCAACTGCTGCAACTGCTGCAACTGCTGCAACCGCTCCAACTGCTGCAACTGCTGCAACTGATGCAACTGCTGCAACTCGCCTCGAGGCCGCCCGTTGAGGTCAAATTGTATTCTCAGTCTTAAATAAAACCGCCGTTGTTTTATAGTCTTTATTACCTTGGGCCATGAGGATATTTTCAGTGTTTTTTTTGCCGTTTCGTCAAAGTCCCCAAAAACCACCGCCATGTGCATGGATTTTTTATACGGCTCAATTTCCTTTGAAAACATATAATTTTTTTGGTTATTGCCGAAGCTCCAGCAAATTCTCACATAAGCGTCTACGCGCTTTCTTTCTTCAAACTTCTGCCGACAAATCCATTCAGGCTTAAATACTTCTTCATTAAACGCACCTTTTATTGAAGCCTTTACAAGCTCAACAATATCAGGCTTAATTTCGTTGTAATAAACGTTTTTAAACATTTTTGATTTGTTTTTTAGCATGTAGTGACTCATGGAAAACCCGCCGCCAAACAGATCATAAAAATTTTCAGCAGCGGGAAAATTGAGCGCCAGGGACGCTGCTATTGACTGCTTAGAGCCCATGTAGGGAATCCCAAAACTCATATTTTGACCTTCAAGCCACGGTCCCTCAGTTCGTTAAAAATCATTTGCCTTTTGTCTTCGCAGTCAAATACGATTCGCAAATTAAAATCGTTTTTTTCTTCGGGTTCGGCTTCGTTTTCTTCGGGTAAATCGGGAACAAAATCCTCCCTTAAAAACGACAAATCAAAATCCTCTGTTTCTAGAAACGCCAATTCAGAGTTGAGCATTTCTAAATCCCAACTAGCATCAAGCGCAAGCTTATTGTCAGCTATCACGTAGGCCCGTTTTTGGGTTTCCGTGAGGTGCCCTAGCTCAATTGTTGGGACGCTAGTCATACCTAAATCGGATGCTGCCTGCACTCGCCCATGGCCCGCAATCACGCCCCCGTTTGCGTCAATCAAAATAGGGTTTGTAAACCCAAATTCTTGAATTGATTTTGCAAGGTTTTTGACTTGCGTTTCTGAATGTTTGCGAGAGTTCCTTGCGTAGGGCATGAGTTCGTCAATCGATCTCATCTTTATTTCTAACGATGGTTGCGCTGATTGTTTTTTTGTTTTCGCCATTTCTTAACAATTCCTCTATGCGTTGATTTATTTCGGCCTCAGTCATATGCTTGTGGACAAAATTAACGGGCTTCTCTGGGTCACCTAAATGAACTAAATTGACGTTCTCTCTGTAGCCATAAATCGACTTTAAAGAAAAGATAATCGCGCCCAAGCTCTTTTCTTGCACGAGATTCATAAGCGAGCCTAAGAGTTTTCGTTCGCCTTTTCCTCTGCCATTTTTGTATGCCTTGGCAAACTTGGGGTCTTTTTCAAGCCAATAAGTCCAACTTGTGTCATGTATACCAAGAAGAACGGCCATGCTTTTGTGAGTCATACCCAAAGCCGCCATAGTTTCTAATTCTTTGTAGTCAATGATTTTTGGTGGCTTTCCGCTTGGCCTTCCTAGCGCTTTACGCTTGGCTTCTGCTTTGCCAGAGGGAGACTTTGGGCTTGACCCTTTGCGGGTACCCATAGATTAAACCTTCTTTTTTAAGTCAAGTTGTTCTTGTTTATCATAGTCAAAGTAAGCAACATTGGTCAAAGGAATTCCTACGGATTTGCCTTTGTGCAAACAATCCATGCCGCCTGAATTTATTGTGACTTCGATTTTTTCTTTTTCGCAATCCAAAAAGGTAAACTCTTTTGTGCCAATGCGAATTGATGAAATGAACTTGACTCTTAAAATCTTCATGAATGTTGTTTCCTTTCTCTCAACAAATAAGGATCATAGCAAAACGCATCGGAGTTGCGTTGCAGGTACGCTTCGGCGGCTGGCGAGATGTGAGTGACCTTAATTGGCCCCTCTGCTTGCCTCCAAAGCGCCCGACCTATCCCGAAACCTCTCAATGAATGCTTGACATAAATATAATGACAGATGTCAATTTCAAAAACAATAAATCCCCAAATAACTGACACATCTTCGGGGTCCACAACTAGATCAATAGAGCAATTTTGCAAAAGCTCGTTGATGATTTT